AATAAATTAACAAAACGTTTAATGTCTTTGTTACAAAAACAAAAAAAGTAGGAGGAAATTATGGTGGGTCAAGCACTTACAGGTAAACGTCAGAGTATACCTAAAATAGTAAAATTACAGGCTGATGATAATAAAAAAGTGGTTTTTAAGAACGTAGGTAATAACCATACATCCCCATTTATTTGGGCAGATACAATCTCTGTTACAGCTGCTGATAGTGCTGTTATAGCTGATGGTGTGGTTTTTCAAGGAAAAGACTTGGCTACTTATGGTAACGTTGTTGTTACTCCAAGAGGGCCTATCGGTACAGAGTACTATGTTGAGCACGATACAGTTAATAATATTGTAACATTAAAATTAGGTACTACTGTTACTGCTGATTTTGATGTTCAAATTATATTAGGTGGTAATTCTGCTCCAAGATTTATCGAAGATTTTGTTAAATAAACTTATCTTAATTTAATATTCATCTCTTAAACTTATTAAATAAAGATAATTTTGCTTAAATTGAATGAGGTTAATATAACCTTATTATGATAGAGTTTTAAATAACTCAAATATATGATTTATAATTTTGAATAAAATTAGGAAAAGGTCTAACTAAAAAAATCATACAGGTTGGTAATACACATATAAATTATTTGCTTTTCTATTAGGAGGAAATGTAATGGAAGATAAATTAAAGAAGGAAATTGCAGATATCATAGAAGATATCTTTAATAGTAAACAAGAAGATGAGATGCGTAAAAGAACAGAAACTGCTTTAAAGGAATCTGCTAATACCATCGAATCTTTAACAGACGAGCTTGAAACAGCTAAGAGTGAATTAACTACTACAGTTACAGATCTTGAAGCAGCTAAAGCTCAAATAGAAGAACTTACTAGTCAGAAAGAAACTTTAGAAGCAGAGCATGATAAAGCTTTAGAGACTAAAGAAGTTGAACTTTCTACGCTTAAGACTGAATTAGAAGAAAAGGCCACTGAGTTAGATAATATTAAGAAGGATGCTCAGGCTAAGGAGCGTATGGCAGAATTAGCTTCTGCTGGTGTAGTTAGAGAAGACACAGAAAGTCAAACTTCTAAAGTAAGAGAAATGACAGCTGAAGAATTTGCTGCTTATAAAGAAGAATTAGAATCTATTAAAGCTAGTATTTTAGCTGAGCTTAAAGCTACAGAAGAAAATGATGAGAAAACTAAAGAGGAAGGGTCAGAAGAAGCTGCTGCTGGTGATGAGGAAAGTGTGAATACACCTCCTGCAAATATTAATCCTGCACAATCTGTTTCTGCTGCTATGAATCTTGAAATATATCCTTCGGATGACGTTATGAGTCAGTACGCTGATCTTGGTAAAGCCATGGCCGAAGTTATGAAAAACGATAAGTAAAAGGAGGAAGACAATATGTTTATTCCGAGACATCCAGTTGTACAAGATCAATTTTGTAAATACGGTGAAACCACAGAAGCTGGTGGCGCTGGTAATGTTATAGCTTATGCCGGTTCTGTTGTTTATCTAGATCCTGCTGCGGCTAATGAAGATGCTATAGTTAAAAAAATGGCTCACGGTGTTACTGAAAGTCCTTTTGGTTTTTGTATGCAAAAAGTAAAAACCGGTTACCATTCAGTACATCCTGTTGGTATGGTATTGCCTGGTGACTTAGGTTCTAGTGATGCTATTGCACAGCCTACTTATGATGCTACAGGTAATATTAATGGTACACAGCCAATTCCTGTAGGCGTAGCTCATTTAGGTATTTGGGATACCGTTCATTATACATGTACTCAGACTACAACTCCTGGTACAGTTGATGATGGCGATCAGATGAAACCTGGTATGGCTTTATATTCCGCCGCTGATGAAGCTAAAGTAACTAACTCCACCACAGATTCTTCTGGTACAGATGCTAATGGTGAGAGATGTAATGACGTTGTAGTTGCCCGTGTTATTAAGGGTGCTTCTGCTGGCAAGTGTACTGCTAATATTCAGAATACTACTCTATATCCAGTAAAGATTAAATTATTGGTGTAATAAAAGTTATATGGATTAAAGGGCAGTTTACCTGCCCTTCCATAATTATAAAATGACATAAGGAGGAACTTATGGATAAGAAAGAAATGCAAAAACTTTTTGCAAAAACTGCTGAAATACATACCCCTGAAGGGTTAGCTGCTTATAAAGCTTTTGCTGCAGCTATTACGACTCCTATTCTTCAGAAATTAGAATTAGAGTCAATTATGCGTAATTTGTTTGCTGTAGAAACTTTAGCTCCTGGAGCTCAAGCTGTTTATCCTGTAGCTGAAGATTTTGAGATCCCAGTTTGGGTATTACCTGGACTTGGTTATGTAGCTCAGAACTTCATTGAGGGTATCGGTGAAGAGGTATACGTACCTACTTTTACTATTGATGCTGCTGCTGATTGGAAAATAACCTATGCACGTGATTCTCGTATCGACGTTGCAAATAGAGCTGCTGCACGTGTAGCAAAAGATCTTGCTAATTATGAGGAAGAATGTGGTTGGCGTGTAATTATGCCTGCAGCTACATCTGCTTTTTCTGGTAAAGGTCTTTTAGGATCACGTCCTGCACCTATTTATGAAATTGACTCGTCATCTACTGGCGCTGGTTATCTTTCTAAAGAGCTTATTAATAAAATGATTGTTGGTTTCAAGAGAACTGGTCGTACATTAACAGACCTTTATGTATCTCCTGAAGATGCTGCTGACATTCGTGAATGGACAGATACTGATATTGATCCTGTAACTCGTAGAGAAATTTTCCAAGCTGCTGGTATGGGTAGTATTTGGAATGTTACTCTTCATGAGGTTCAGCATTTAGGTGCTACAGGTATGTACAATATTAATGGTGATGGTAGTGAATATGGTAAATTTATTGCTAATGGTAATATTTTTAATGCTTATACTTTAGATCATCCTAATATTACTGCTGCTGATGGTACTGTTAGTGCTCTTGGTGAGACTCAGAGCTTAGGTTTTGACCTTACAACTAATGATTCATTAGTTATGCCTATCAGAAAAGAGTATGAGGCTTATGATGATCCCGCATTGTTAAGGGTTCAAAAGCAAGGTTTCTTTGGTTGGGCAGAATTAGGATTTGCCTGCTTAGATAGTCGTATGTTAGGTATGGGTATTATTGATAGAAGCTTGTAATAACACATATTTATAGTAATAAAAAAACCTCTCCTATTTTGGAGGGGTTTTTTTATTTTTAGCAAAA